AAATATTTTTTATTTATATATATAAAGTATTTATTAACAATGTGTTAGTTATGTATTGAATAATAAAAAAATATCTTTATTTTGGTTAACATGAAGCGCAAAGGCTTTTATTTTAAGAAAGGGAACGACGGCAGTTTATACCTGAACATTCAGAAAGTTGATTTTATTAACTATCTTAATGAATTGGGCAATGGTGAAGAATGGATAAAATTTAGAATATTTGAGCGCAAGGATAAGGATGAAAAGGGCCATACACATAATATGGAATTAATACAGCAAATGATAAAAAGAGACACATGAGCGAATTGTTTAGCCAAATAGAAACCAAAAAGACTGTACAAAGATTAAACAAGAAAACAGGTAAACCCATTACCAATTGGGGCGGCGTGAGACCTGGCGGCGGACGTCCGCGCCGAATGGACGAGCAGCAAATAATTGAGAAGCTGCAGCCAATGGCTGAAACGGCCTTCCGTATACTTCATGAAAAGGTTGCACAGGGAGACATGAAAGCCATCCAACTATATATGCAATATTTTATAGGCTTACCCACTCAGAAGATCGAAAGTAAAATAGAGGGCCAATTAAACCAGGTACAGATCGAAGTAATTAAACCTAACTTTGAGCAATTACCTGAAGTGATTGAATCAAATTAACTGACAATATAACACTACTTAAATGAGTAGTGTATTTAACATAATAATAGTTATAAGTAACTAAACCGGCCAGCGTGACAATATAGCAGAATGAACCAGGGCCGGCCGTACTAATGGGGGGGACTTAAAGAATGTACTTTTGCGGCCCAGCTATACACCCCCAAACTTCTGACAACACTAAAAACAATGTCTAAACAAATTTAACACTATACTAACGACCCCACTTTATACCATACTTTTCAATTTGAAAATCTAAACTCAAATTTTTTTTTCTCCCTAAAAACTAAGATTACCTTTGGGCTACTAAAGAAAACTATGAACGCTAAACTACAGACTAACAAGATCTTTGAAATATTGCAAAGTAGTAGCAAGAGAATAACTGTGATGCAGGGTGGTTCACGTTCTGGAAAGACTTATAATATCTTGATTTGGTTTATTATAAAACTATTACAAGAAAATGGCAAAACTTTAACAGTTGTTCGTCAATCATTACCATCTATTAAAGGTTCTGTGCTTCGTGATTTTATAGATATACTTTCTCGTTTGGGCATATATTCTGAGGACAACCATAATAAGACGGAGCAGATATACCAATTAAATGGGAATACTATTGAATTTGTATCGGCGGACCAACCACAGAAGATAAGAGGTAGAGCAAGGACTTATCTTTTTTGTAATGAGGCTAATGAGCTTAGTTATGAGGCATGGATGCAGTTGATCATGCGAACCGAGTCAAAGATAGTGATAGACTATAATCCATCTGATGTATCATCTTGGATTTACGATGATGTGATACCGAGGGATGATGCGGACTTTTATATTACCACTTTCCGCGATAATCCATTTCTCCCAAAAGAATTGGTTGACGAGTTGGAGAGGTTAAAGGATGCGGACCCTAACTATTGGCAGATATATGGTTTGGGTGAGCGTGGGTTGAGTCAGGATTTGATATATACACATTTTAAAATTACTGAGGAGATGCCTGATGATGGGGAGAGTGTATATGGTCTTGACTTTGGGTTTAATGTACCAACGGCATTGGTTAAGGTTACTTTTAAAGAGAACGCAGCTTATGCAAAAGAGATACTATACGAAACCAAGCTTACAACAGCTGACCTTATTGAGCGACTCAACAATCTTGGCATTGACAAGTATGATGAAATATACTGCGATGCTGCGGAGCCAAAAACTATTGAGGAGCTTGCGAGACACGGCTTTAATGCGAAGCCGGCAAACAAGGATGTGACGGAGGGAATCAGGGCGGTGAAGGGTACTCCATTGTTTATACAGCAAGATTCTGTAAATTTACTAAAGGAATTGAAAAATTACAGGTGGAAGACTGATAGGAACGGAAATAAATTAGATGCCCCTGTTAAGTTCAATGATCATATTCTTGATGGATTACGCTATGCGATATTTAGTAAATTAACAATACCTTCAGTTACCTGGGGAGCAATATAACAATATGGGATTATTTGATTTTTTGAGCAGAAAAAAGGGTCTTGACCCCTATCAGAATAATAGCAAGAATATAGTAGGAATCAATGGTGCAGTTCTTCAGAACTATAATAATCAAAGTTATGTAACAGAGGGATACCTTGGCAATGCTGATGTATATTCTGTTGTATCTTTTTTAGCGAGAAAGGCGGCTTCTATTCCTTGGTATGTATATCAAATAAACCCAGGTTCAAAAGCGAGAACAAGCTTAGCGAGATATAAGCAATTGTCTAAAGGTATTTCTAATCAAGGTGCATACGAGCGTGCTTTGATAGAGAGGAAGAACGCGTATTCTGAGAATATTGTAATGGGCAGCCCTCTTGCGAGATTGCTTGAGCAGCCTAATAGTTACCAGGCTCAGGACCAGTTTTTTGAAAATTTATTTGGATATCATTTTTTAAGCGGAGAAGGAAATATATATGCTAACAATGGAGGTTTACCAGGGAGCAGGTTTGTCGAACTTAACGTATTGCCTACACAGTTCTTGGACATCTACCCTGACCCAAATGATTTATATGGAATACTCGGTTATAAGTTGATGGTTGGTATGGGCATTGATTTGCCAAAGCAGCAGGTGATGCAATTCAAGACATGGAATCCTGAGTTCAATGATGTAACAAGAACGCATTTGAGAGGTTTGTCACCATTGAAGGCTGCATACAAGACACTACGTATGAGCAACAATGCTGCTGATGCGAGTGCGATGATGACTGGCAATGGTGGTGCAAAAGGAGCAATAACTCCTAAACCTTTGGGGAACGTTGTACCGAGTTTTACTATTGAGCAGGCTAATATTATCAAGAGGGCTGTTAATGAGGACATTAATACGGTAGACAATAAAGGTAAGGTAGCTGTTCTACAAACACCTTGGGACTATCTTAATTTTGGTCTTAGTTCTGTTGATATGGAGCTGGTTAACACATGATGTTGATACAAGTTCTTACAATAATTACCAGAACGCAATGAGGGACTTGATTACTAACACAATTATTCCAAAATGTTGCAATTTGAGAGATGAGCTAAATAAGTTCCTCGTTCCGGCTTTTGGTGAGGATGTGTTCATTGATTTTGATATTACCGCTTTACCGGAAATGCAACAAGATATGGAGAGAATGGTTCGTGCTTTGCGCGATGCGAATTGGTTGACATGGGATGAGAAGAGAGTAGCTATGAATTATGAGGAGATGGGAGGTGCTTATGAGTATACGTATATCAATCAAGGTTTGATACCAATTGAGCAAGCTGTAATGGATTTAAGCGTAGGCAATGATGGAAGTACAAATGATAACATCGCAAACTACAGACGAGGAGATAATGCAGATAGTGATTCAGAAATATCCCAAGCTGAAGAGCGAGCGTACTTGCGCAGTGGAGCGAAGGATGATGGATTCTTTGCGAATGGCTTATAAAGAGAAATTAAGAGATGAACGCAGAAGAGCGCAAGGAGTATTGGGTTAAAGTTGAGAGGTTGCGTAAGCAACTTGATGATAAGTATAGTTCTTTGTTTAAGGATGCGATATTAAAAGACCTAAAACAGTTCTCTGATGATGTGCTGAAGATGGGCCCACAAGCGGCTTTGAGCATGATGGGCAGTTACGCATGGAACGATGAGATAATGACGATTATGGGTAAATTGTATCGTGAGTCTGCAGTGTTGTTCGGTAATGCTGTTTATAGGTCTGTAAGAAACATGAGTCAAAAGGCTGCTAATCCATTTGGGTTAAACGATGATTGGATTACACAGATAATAAAATATTTGTCTGAGTATGGATTCACTCTTGTTGCCGAGATGACTCAAACCACTAAGGATAAATTGAGAAAACTTGTGGCTGCTGCTATAGATGAGCGGATGAGCAATGAGGAGATAGCGAAAATGATAATCAAGGAAAATGGCTATGCTAAGTTCAGAGCTAATAGGATAGCAAGGACAGAGGTGATGAGGGCAACTAATTATGCTACTATGGTCGGAGCCAAAAGCCATAATTTCGAGGTAGATAAGATATGGATAGCAAGTAGAGATAGTAGAACGAGGAGAATACCAAAGAATTCTTTTGATCATTACCACATGGATGGGCAGCAAGTTGGGTACGATGAGCCATTCTTATCACAAGATATTGATGGTAGGATAATAGCTGCTCAATTTCCTGGTGATGCTACCACTCCTGCCGGATTTACTATAAATTGCAGATGCACGGTTGGTTTCATGCCGAGGCGCGATGCAAATGGACGATTAATTTTAAAACAGTAAATATGCCCATATACAGGTGCAGCAACGGAAAATATAGGATAGGAGATGGTAAGTGTGTATTCACATCACGCTCAAGCGCAGAGATAGCTTATGTGGCATATTTGGCACAAGAGGATGAAGATAATCATGATGAAGAGTACATGAAGGCAGTGGATATGAATAAGGTTAGTTTTGATTTTGATGATACATTGACCCAAGAGAGGTATCAAATGAAAGCCATGGCTTTAAAAGAGGAAGGCAAGACTGTCTACATAGTAACAAGGAGGCAAGAGGAGGATGATAAGGCGGTTTATGAGATAGCGGATAAAATAGGCATCCCACACTCAAGAGTCTATTTTACCAATGGGAAAATGAAGTGGGAAACGATTAAGAGGCTTGGCATTGGCACACATTATGACAATAACGAGGATGAGATAAGATTGATAAGAGAGAACACAGAAGCTCGTGGGGTATTGGTCGAGGAGAAGAGTTTAGATATGTATTTGAAGGAGGAGACCTACAATGACTACCCAGAGGCAGCGACAAACAATGCAAAGAGAGCTTTAAAGTATAAAGAGGAGAATGGTAGCGATTGTGGCACACCTGTTGGTTGGACTCGAGCACGGCAACTGGCGAATAGAGAAAGGATAAGTAGGGACACGATAGCGAGGATGGCATCATTTAAGAGGCACCAACAAAATAAGGATGTACCTTATGATGAGGGCTGTGGCGGCATCATGTGGGATGCTTGGGGCGGTGATGCTGGGATAGAGTGGGCAATTAGGAAACTTGAACAAATAGACAATAGAAAAAACATGATATACGTTTACAAAAATCAAAACCTTGAGGTCAAAGATGTTGACTCTAAACAAGGCATAGTAAGTGGGTATTTTAGCGCATTTGGTATGGTGGACTCTGATGGGGACATCATGATGCCAGGTGCTTTTAAGAGGTCTATCCAAGATTGGGGGCCAGATGCTAAGGGTCGGATCAAGCACTTACTCAACCATGACCCATCTAAGCCATTGGGTAAAATCATGGAGCTAAAGGAGGATGGGTATGGACTTTTCTACCGCTCTCAAGTGGGCAAGCATCAATTGGGCCAAGACTTTGTGAAGATGGTCGAAAGTGGGCTCATTAGTGAGCATTCCATAGGCTTTAGGACTTTGCGTGAGCAAAAGAACGATAGTGCAAATGAGATACATGAGGTGATGCTTTTTGAGGGGTCAAGCTTGACCGCTTGGGGGGCAAATGAGCATACCCCAATGCTTGGGATTAAGTCAATAAAAAATATTGATGAGATTAAAGAGCAAATACGTAATTTTGAGAAGTTTATCAGAAACAGTGATGTAACTGATGAGACAATAGAACTTTGCCTAATTAAAGTAAGGCAATTGGCACAAGCCGTAGAGCAAATGAGTAGCACGAAGGCCACCCATGAGGAGCCCAAGCAGCAAAAAGGAGAAGAGGTGAATGTGTCCTCACTAATTTCAATCATTAATAAAATTTAAGTAAAATGGAAAATTTGAAACAATTTGAAGATGCTCTGGCATCTAAATTGGCCGAGCAAAAGGCCGAGGTTGTAGCCGCTACCGAGAAAGCCGCTAAAGCATTTGAGTCTCGCGTTGAGCAAATTAACGAGGAGATGGTTAAGGCTAACAAGACCGCAGCTGAAGCAGTTGCAGAAGTAAAGGAAGCCAAAGCCGCTTTTGGTAAGCTCCAAGCTAAAGAAGAGAAAAAAGTTGCTACCTCTTATGCAGACCACATTTTCGCTATTAAGAGCGAGATTGGCTCAGCTATCGAGAAAGGTTGGAATGACATCAAGTCTGCCGCTCGTGGCAATGGTAAAGGGTTCGCTTATGAAATGGAGATGAAGGCCGTAGGTACCATGACCATCTCTAACAACCTCACCGGATCTGTTTACACATCTTATGTTGATAACCCAGCTCTCCGCAGCTTTGTTAATCCACACTTGAGAAGCGTGTTCAACATCATCCCTGTTTCTACTGGCTCTGTGTCTTTCCCTCGTGGTAATAGCCCCGTTGGTGAAGGTTCTTTTGGTAAGCAAACCGAAGGTTCTGCTAAGCCTCAAGTTGACTACGATGTAACTGTAGTGAACACAGCTTTGTCTTTCATCGCTGGCTACGCTAAAGTAAGCCGTCAGATGATTGATGACCTGCCTTTCTTGCAAGCTTATCTCCAGCAGTCTCTTATCGAAGATTTCCAAAAAGCTGAAGATACTTACTACCTCAACGCTATCGCAGCTTCTGCTACCGCAGGCTCCTCTTCTGGTGCTAACACCGCTGAGAAGTTCATCGATTACGTAGCACAACTTGGTGCTTTGGGATGGACTCCAAATATTGCTTTGACCACACACGCAGGTTGGGCCGGCTTGTTGAAAACAAAGCCTGCTGACTACTCAGTACCTGGCGGTATGGTTATCGATAACCTTGGTAATGTTCGTATCGTTGGTGTACCTGTTATTCCTCACGCTCTTGTTACTGCTTCTAAAATCTATGTAATGGATAGCTCTAAGTTTGCCATTGCACAGCAAAGCGGTCTGGCTGTAAGGTCTACAGAATTCGACCAGGACGACTTCATCAAAAACCTCATCACATTCCGTTGCGAGGCTCGTTGTGAATTGCTCCAATTCCAACCTACCGCAGCTGTTTATGGTGCTATCTAATATGGTTGATTGTTGATAGGTTCATAAATGTGGGGGCGGCTAAGTAGTCGCTCCCTATTTTGGTTTTTACTATGGTTTGTAAGGTTTTAACTGTGCCTGGTCAGGTCTTAAGGCTAAATGATGCCTTAGAGCAAATTAAGAAAACCGGTATGGTGCCAAGTGTTGTCTATGCAGAGCATGATGACAACCCTAAGCATAGCTTTAACAAATCAATGAAAAAGATATTGAGTGAGACCGATGGCACTCTTTTGCTCTTTGAGGATGATGTGGTGATAAAGGACTTTAGCCACTTTTCTAAAGCTTTTGCTCAATTACCAGATGATTGGGATTTATGCTATTTAGGGGCAAATCTTGTAGCACCAATTGAGAGATATAGTGAGAACTTGTTTAAGACCTTTGGGGCTTGGACTACTCACGCGGTGATGTATCGTAACCCCAAAGCAATAGCTGAAAGGTACGAGGACACGAGTGTGATGTTCGATGACTGGCTCAAAACGTGGATTCATCCCAATGGCAAGACTTTCATAATGAGTCCCATGATAGCGTGGCAAAAGCCACACCCAAGCCAATTATGGGGCCACTTTGCTGACTATACTGATATTTTTAACGCTTCGGCTAATAAAATACTATGAACTTTCTACTATCTGTCCATCTATATCCTCCAAAACATCTCTGCGGCGCGGAGACCATGATACATGGCATTGCTAAGGATTTAATTAACAAGGGCCATAATGTTAGGGTATTATTGCATCAAGCTAACTATTACAGAATAAAAAATAACTATAACTTTGATGGGATAGACGTATTCCCTCCTAACGACAATGTTATAGATGGCTTGATGCGGTGGTGTGATGCTGTTTTTACTCATTTGGACTACACAAAATGGACAATATATAAGGCTAATGTTTATAAAAAGCCTGTTTTTCACCTTATCCATAATAGTCATCCTTACCCGGAAATAATAGGAGCTGAGAAGCCTCAATATATCATATATAATTCTTTTTGGTTAAAAGACCTTTTGAACTATAATTTTAGTAATTTTATACTGCCTCCACCCGTAGACTATCGCTTTTTTGATTTGCAGAACGACCCAAGTAAAAGTGAGTATATTACTTTAATTAATTTGAATAAAAACAAGGGTGGTGAGATATTTGAGCAAATAGCGAGAGCTATGCCAAATAAGAAGTTCTTAGGAGTTATGGGTTCATACGATGAGCAAATAGTACCTAAGTTGCCTAATGTGAAAATGGTAGAGAAGAGTGTGAATATAAAGGAATACTATAAGCAAACGAGGATATTATTAATGCCGAGTGAGTATGAGAGTTGGGGTATGACTGCGACAGAGGCCATGAGTAGTGGTATCCCTGTGATAAGCACAGATACACCTGGACTTGTTGAGAACTGTGGTAAAGCTGGGATATATGTTAAAAAGCGAGATGATATTAAAAGCTGGGTTAAAGCGATTAGCGACTTGGATGATGAAAAAAAATATAGAGAACATTCAAGAAAAGCAAAAGAGAGAGCAAAAGAGCATGACCCAAGAAAAAGACTTAATGAACTTGAACCGTGGATCAGAGAAAAGGTTTATGAATACAGATAAAGATGGCAATATATTTTAATGGCATAACGATAGTATCTAATGGTGTGGTTGAGCCTGTAAGCTTAACAGATGCAAAGAATTGGCTGAGAATAACTAATTATACATCAGATGATGTTCTTATAAAAGATTTAATAAATTCAGCAAGATTGCACATTGAGAAATTGACAGGTATGAGCCTTGTTAATAGGCAATACAGAGTTGATTTTGAATGTACAGGTTTAGTTCCAAATACATGGATGGTTGATGTACCTTATGGTCCTCTATTATGTATAGATGAGCTAAAAATTAAGACCGGCATTAATACATATGATACATTAACTAAAAATGTTGATTATGAGATTATAGGTGGTAAAATTTGGCTTTATTCACAAGGTAATTATAGGGTAAAATATCAATCTGGTTATGCAGTAGTACCAGAGGATTTAGTTAGTGATATTCTTACTTTGGTTGCCTGGAGTTATCAGAACAGAGGTAAGCAATTCCAAGGTGCTGCTAAAGAAGGTATGCTTAAAGAATACCCTAACTGGGATGGCCTTAACTATCATCAATATAAGAAAATAGTTATTTGATGGCTGGTTCATTATCAATAAATATAAAAGGTCTTAATAAAACAATTGCTGAATTAAAAGCAGCAAGTGATAAAAGATTAGATGAAATTGATTTTGAAATGCAGGCTGGCACTGAGTTAATGGCTACAGTTGCCAAAAGAATATTCTCATCAAATAATTCTGAAATAAGGAATTCAATTAGGTCAATTAAAAACAGGCCATTTGTTTATGAAATTGTAGCTGGATATGGCAATGACCCAATGGCTGCATATATAGAATTTGGAACTGGTAAATATTTTCCTAATTATCCAGGGAAGGAAGCGGAATGGCAAAATTTAGCCAGACAATATTATATTAACGGTGAAGGTTGGATGAGACCGGCTCCATATATGTACCCAAGTGTGATGAGTGGACTTGTATCTTTACAAAGTAATATTAAACAAGTATTGAACAAGAATGAAAGACTTTAGTAATAATATAAGAACAGAATATTTGTCTTTATTAAACGGCAATATATCTTATAATGGGGTAAATGTTCCTGTATATGGTGATGATACATTCGAGACTGTACCTCAGATGTATGTTATAATTGGTGATATTACTGAGAACGCTGATAACAATAATCATCTATTTATTAGCGGCGCAGAGGTAGTTATTGACATTTTTAGTGAACAATACATGACAAGAGACAATAGCATTGTTGACAATATTGCGAACCAAATACTAACTTTGTTAATACCTGCTACTGGTATACAAGATATTGGGGATAATGATTTTCAAATATTTGCAAAATCAAGGTCAAGTTCAAGATACTTAGCAGTAAACGATGGGCAAAACTATATAGCAAGAAAAATATTAACAATAAATAACACAATAATTCAAAAATAGATAAAAATGGGACAGATTCAAGGATCATTACAAAATGTTGAAATTGATGTAACAAATAGTTCAAACTTTAAAAATTTAGTTTGTTTGCGTACATCATCAGTAAACACAACAGTCGATGCAACAGTAGAACAAACAAATTGTGGCGCACTCACAAGTGTTTCTGAAGCACAAATGACAATCGATTTCGATGCAATTTGCGAAGCAACACCAAGTGGGTCTCAAGTATCTTATGAGGATTTGCTTGCAGCTATTGTTGGTAAGACATTGATAGGAGTAAGGGTACAAAATCCTACAACAGGTGGTGCAACAACTGGTGGTGCATATTATCATCAATTTAGTGGTTACATTACTGATTTAACTCTTAATCAAGCTACTACTGAATTTATTAGCTTTTCCGGAACAATCTCTTCATCTGGCACTCTTGACATAACTGTTTAATTATGAACTACTGTACTATTACTATTAAAGAACAAACTATTGGACTAAAATTTGGAATGGCATCATTTAGATATCTAAGTGATGGCAAGTTTGTAGAAGGAAAAAGTTTTGTAAAAAACGAACTAAACGAAATAGGCATTGCTCATATTTTGTATAGTGGATACTACAACAATTGTTTAGTAAAAGATGTAGAATTGAAATTATCATTTGAGGATTTTGTAGACCATATAGAATCTTCGATGACAAATAAGTCAACTCTTAATGAAATCACATCAGCTATAAAATTATGGTCTGATAATGAATTCATAAAACAAACAAAGGTTGAGGAAGAGCCAAAAAAAAAGAGCAGTCGTGGGAGGAAATAGAAGCTTTTGCCTTTGGACAAATCGGGTTAATACCTAATGATTATTATGCTATGAGTCCAAGGGACTTTAGTTTAATGGCTAAAGGTTTTGAGGATAAAAGAGTTGATGATTATAAACAAACAAGACTTATAATGTTTACAATGGTGCGGTTAATGGGAGACCCAAAGACCGCACCAAAAACACCGGAAGCATTATGGGAATTACCTGGTGATGAGAATAAATCTTCTATGACTGATGATGAAATGAGAGAAATCTTTAAAAGGTTGTCAAAATGAGTTTAAATATAGTAATAGATGCTGATGTGTCTTCTGCATCGCAAAAGATTTCCAAATTTTCATATGAAGTAAAAAAATCATTTGAAGGCATTAATACTGTAGTAGAAAAAACATCATCAGGTTTTCAATACGGAACAAAAAATATTACTAAAAGCGTTGATCAGTTTGCTAAAGCATCGAGAAATTCATTAACTGCATTATCTCTAACAATACAAGATTTACCATTTGGTTTTATAGGTATACAGAATAACCTTCCAGGTATTATACAAGGTTTTTCTCAAATGAGTGAAGAGGCTAAAACAGGTGCCTCTGTATTGTCACAATTAAAAGGTGCATTAATAGGGCCTGGTGGTTTATTTCTTGCATTCAGTGCTGTAACAGCAGGAGTTACTTTTCTTGTACAAAAGTATGGGTCATTAGGTGCAGCTGTTGATGCTTTATTTAGCAAACAAGGTTCATTAATATTGACTCAAAAACAATATAATGATGCCATAGCTGAATCAAGTGCTAATTATGTTGTAGAAGCTGAAAAAATACGCGTATTAACAAAAGTAATTTTAGATTCTCAACAACCACAGCAAAAAAGATTAGAATCATATAATGAATTCAAAAAAGTAATACCTGAAGTTAACGGGGCAATAAAAGATGAAAATGCTTTGTCTGCTCAAGGATTAAAAATTATAAATAGTTTAGCAGAAGCAAGAATAACTTTATTGAATTTAAAAATTCAAGAAGCTGGAATAACAGCTGTTTTAGAAGAAAACGAAAAAAGTTTAGTAAAGGCAGTTAATGATGCTGCTATTGCAAATAATAAATTAGCAATAGCTAAAGATAAATCAAGAAAAGCATCTAATGAAGTAAATAATGCAGCTTTAGCTTCTGGTAGTTATATTAAAATTGAATCATCTAAAGTAGCTTTAGCACAAGAGGAATATGATAAATTACAGGCAAAAGTTAAGGAATTAACTAATGTAAAAAATACTTATATAAAACAATTAGATGGTAATATCTTAAAAATTGCAGAATTAAATAAAATTAGTGATGATTACGGTAAAACGTTAAGCAACCAAACTAACGCTGAGAAAAAAGAAGAAGATAGATTAAAGAAACTAACTGAAGCACAAGAAAAATATAGAAAAGGCTGGGAAGGCATTATTAATGCAGTTGAAGACTTGAGGAAGTCAAGAATGGAATCATTCAATAATGCTGCTGAAGTAAAGGCAGCTATTCTACAAAAGCAAGCAACTGAAAATACTAAGAAGGCAACAATAGAGCAAGAAAAATATAAAAAAGGAGTAGAAGGAATAGTATCTGCATTGCAACAAAGGGATTCACTTAATATGAAAGACCCATTTGCAGTTGATTCACTTCAAAATTTTCAAGTTATTGCTGATAAATTAGTTAATGAAACATTATCTTTAAAAGTTGTTGATGCAATAAAAAGCAATTTTACAGAACCTTTGACTAATTTGTTTCTTGAGTTTGCTGAGACCGGTAAAATTACATTTAAAAGTTTTCAAGAGACAGTTTTGAGTACGATAAAACAATTGGTATCAAAATTATTAGCATCTGGTATTATTAATTTACTTAGTAGTATATTTCTACCAGGAGCAGGTATAACAGGAATAGGTGGTGTATTAACACAGACTTTCGGTGATGTTTTCGGTGGTTTGACAAATCAAAGGATAGCTGGACCTTCTTTTGGTGGTGTAGGTGCAGGAGCTTTTGGTCTTAGTGGGCAAGTTAACGTTGTTTTGAGGGGGCAAGACCTTGTTGGTGCATTGAATAGAACAAATACGACAATAAATAGGGTTGGTTAATGGCATACGGAGAGAAATATAGGGTAGATTTTAAGAGTTTAGATGGCTATGATTGTCGTATTCAATTTTGGTATGATGGATATAGTGGTAGTGTAAATAATCTCATTGGAGGAGCAAGACCATTTGTTTTAAAGGAGTTTAACACTGATGAGGACTTGTTCAAACCTATAAGGCCACAAATGGCAGATATGGAGATAGTAGCAAGTTCAAGTGGAGTTACTATCGATGATTTTTTAGCTGATAATGATACAGACATTTATGTAACTTTTGCGTACAATAATGTGAGCGTTGGTTATTGGAGAGGATATTTGCTTCAAGATGATTTCCAAGAGATTTGGCAAGACTCAAGCCATATTATAATGCTAAGAGCCACAGAGGGTCTTGGTTATATGAAAAACTTTCCTATCTCAAATGCAGGTGCTGAGATAACAGCTAAGACTACCCCTCTCGACTTTTTGCAATATGCTACAAGCACTGCTGCCCAAGGTTGGACAAAATATGCAGTTATAAGTAATTTGTTTCACGACTCAATGACTGATAGTTTAACTTATACCGGCATTGATCAGTGCAAAATAGACCCGAAAACATTTCAGATTCAATCTACAGAATACCAGGATTCTTATACAGTTACTGAGAATATAAATAGAGCCTTTAACCAGACTTTATTTATGTATAATGATATGTGGCATATTCTGAGGATAGAAGAACTATATGTGCCAAAAACAGATAATTTAAGGGGGTTTTCATCTAATCTTGGGACAAGGACAGCTTTACAAAAACGTTTTGATATAAGTGTTGGTGTTAATGAGGAGGTTAAGCCAATATCTCCTGATATGATGCGATTTATAAAGCGTAGAACTAAGATTGATAAAAATACTTTTAATTTTGAGCAAATAAGTGAGATTCTACCAAATGGTACTTTCGCCAGGGGTACTTTAACAGGTAGTGGTAGTACATATAAAGAATATGGTATTAGTAATTGGACCTCAACAACATCACTTGTAAGAAAAGAAGTTTATACCGGTGTAGGAGGAAGGCTTACTGATAACTATGCACTTATGCCTACTTTATCTGCATCTTACAATATTTTATATAGTGAATCAGTTAAAGTATTTGCTGGAGATAAATTAGAGTTTGGTATAAATTTCAAATATGTAACAAACGTAACATCTTCATTTAGTTTATTACTTGCTTTTATAAAACTAACTGGAGCATCTACAAATTATTATTTAAACGAAAATGGAGAATGGAGTACTACTTCTACTAATATTTATGTAGATGCAAATGGTACTTCTGGTGTTGATATTCAAGTTTGGAATTCAGTAAATATCACATCTCAGCCAATGCCTGACAGTGGAACAATAGAGGTTTGGCTTTATTCAGACTATCAAGCACATCTTGCAGGTAATGGGCAGGTCCAATTCAAAGGTTTACAATTTAACATAATAGAGACTTTTAATGGTGATACAGCTACAAACATTAATGGTATAAATGCTTTGTATACAAAAAGTGCTGATGTAAATGTAAATTCACAAAATGATATTTATTTACAGGATGGATTCAGCTATAATTATAAAGGAACAATCTATCAAAGTGATGGTACTACTATCACAGATGCGGATTGGTATAGGTATAGATACCCGGCTGAAACATTTAGCTTTAGGAGGCAGAATTTGACCTCTTATTGGGAGAACAATAGATACAATAGGAATAAAATAGATGCTACCTTCTATGGCCTTACTTTTAACTCTGGTGACCGAATAGGCCTAATTAACACAGTTATTTTTGAGGATGATGACCCTAACAAGGTTTACGCTATCTTGAACATGAAGGAGATTGACTTTGCGGCTGGTATTTGGTCAGCTACCCTTTTAGAGATTTGGGATGATGATAAAGATGCAGCTGGTCTTGTATCAAAAACATTGGATTTAGATGTAACAACCGGTACATATAATTCTCCACAATATGTACCTTGGACATCAGTAAGTTTAGCTGATTTCACATTGACAGGTGGGAATTTGATAACTTACACAGGCTCAATTTCATTAAATGTCCCAATAGTTGTATCTTTAGCAGGAAATATAAATACTACTACTTCTACCCCAGTTACTACAACTTTTAGAGTATTACAGAATGGTTCGGCTATAAAGACTCAAACATATCCTGTAACTACTAACCCACAAGCTTTTAGTTTTAACTTATCACCAGCAGGTAATATAACGATAAACCCAGGTGATACATTTCAGGTGGATGTGAGCAATAATATAACGCAGATACAGTATACAAGTGGAGCTTTTACTATTGACTACACAGCACCTGGTACTATAACTTATGATACTTTTAGTGAAGAATTTATATACAATACATAAATGGCAGAACCAGTAAAAGCGGAAGGATTAGTTATAGCTGTCACCAATACAAGTGGTGATGTGTATCCTTTTGCTTGCGCTAAAGATGCTTCTATAACAATATCAAGAGATGTGATAGAATTAGCGCCTAAGACAAATAATATTTATAGAGAATATATTAAAGGCCGTCAATCTTTTACTGTTGCAGGCAGCGGACTCGTGAAAATGACTGAGTCTTATATGCAACCTATCACATTTTTTGATGATTATCTTGCAGGTAGCGATACTGAGTTTCTTTGCTATTTAGACATGATAGACACGAGCAATAATTACCGGGTTTATCAATTTAATGCTCTTATAACAGAGCTAACTCTTACATCAAATGCAAATTCTTTAGCTCAATATAATTATTCTCTTCAAGGCTCTGGCCCTATGACTGAGCTAACAGTTGTTGATACTTATACTGTTACCACAGGTAAAATAACGGCGAGAAGCACTGCTACTCATAAACTTGTAGCTATTGGTTTTAATGGTAAATGGTATTATAATTATACTGTTACAAATGAGGGTGGTGGAGTATATAGCATAACAATAGGAACAGAATATAATGGCGTTAGTATAAAAGCGGTTTATATAGCACTATAAAAAAGATAAGAAATGATACCTGAGTTCAATTTAAGGCCAATTAAAAAAGGAGATACATATTCTTTTCCTCTATCATTTTGGGAAGATGAGTGTGAGTCTACGGCTAAAGATGTAAGTACATATACTTTTAAGTTGATGGCTAAAAATAGTGCTGGTAGTACAATCTTTACTTGGCTAAATGCTGATTTTGTTCAGGGCGCTACAAATGAAAGGACTGTTACATTAACAAGTGTAACAACTGCCACATACACAGTTGGCGAGTTCAACTATGAGCTGCAAGTAACCACCCCAAGTGGTACTTATACATGGATGCAAGGTTTTGTTCAAGTTTTAGACCAAGTAACAAGCTAAAGAAATGGTAGTAATTAAGGTCAACTATACAACCGATGCGCCTATTATCAAGGTTAACTACGATGATGCGCCTATATATATAAGCACCACTGTTGATGCTACTTACATAAGCGTGGACTATGGCGCAGGCAATGGTAGTGCTATTTGGGGTCAAATCACAGGCACGCTATCCGATCAGACCGACTTACAGAACGCGCTTGATGATAAAGTCCCATACACAGGTGCGACTGGCAATGTTGACTTAGGCGAGTATGAACTCAAAGCAGGTCAGCTTACTTTAGATGTAAGCCCCACAGGCACAGCGGCGGTCGGAACTACAAGGTGGAATAACACAATTGGAAGTAGCGAGACAACCTTAAAAGGCGGTAGCGTTATTTTGAAGAATGGCGTGGACTTGGTGGCAAGGGTAGTGAATAAGGTTAGCCCTAATACTACTCTAACAAAAGCTGCTTATCAAGCCGTTAGAATTAGTGGCGCACAGGGTCAAAGGTTAGCGGTGGCTCTTGCTCAAGCGAACAATGATAATAATAGTGCGGATACAATTGGTTTGGTTACTGAAACAATTGCACCAAATCAAGAAGGGTTCATCATTACGGTTGGTCAACTTGAAGGTATCAATACAACTGGAAGCCTACAAGGTGAAACATGGTCAGATGGTGATGTACTTTATTTGTCACCAACAACGGCAGGTGCAATTACAAATGTTAAACCTGTCGCACCACAGCATCTTGTTATTATTGGTTACGTTGAATATGCTCATGCAAATAATGGTAAGATATACTGTAAAACAACGAACGGCTTTGAATTAGGCGAACTCCATGACGTAGATACAACAGGCGCAACCAATGGTCAAGTACTTGCTTATGATAGTGCTTTGAGCATTTGGAAACCTACGACTAATGGTAGTGGTACTGTGTCAAGTGTAGGCTTAACAAGTGCAACGAGTGGGATAACCATCACAGGCTCACCTATTACATCAAGTGGCAACTTAAATTTTGAGATATCCACAGCGAGTGGTAGTGCAACGGGTTTGCTCTCAAGCACGGACTGGACTACATTTAACAACAAGCAGAATGCTCTCACCAACCCCATCACAGGCACAGGAGCGAGTGGGCAGGTGGCTTATTGGAGTGGGACGAATACGCAGACGGGGAGTAATAACTTGTTCTGGAATGCTGCCGATTCAACATTTAGAATAGGATATAATACTGCACAAGATGTAGGAGGTGCAACAAGAGGATTTCAAATATCTGGCACATCTATTTTGAATTCTACTATGTCAATAGTTAGGAATAGTAATGACACAGGAGCAGCAAGTATAACTTTTGGTAAAACAAGAGCAACATCAAATGGAGGTCAAGTTGTAGCTCAAAATGGTGATTCAGTAGGTGGTATTAATTTTGCCTATTCAGATGGTACAATAATGTGGGCATCTGCGAGTATTTCATCATTTGTTGATGGCTCTCCATCGGCTAATAACACACCGGGTGGAATTCAATTTAGCACTACAACAAGTGGCATAAGCCCAACTGTAAAAGCGAGAATATTTGCTACAGGAAATTTTGTATTACAAAACGGAGGCACATTCACCGACTCAGGCCAACGCCTTCAGGTGAATGGCGATACGTTATTGAAGGGCAGTGGGAATACTGGCTCTACTACATCTCTCACAATTCAAAATAGTGATGGGAGCAATTTGCTTAGAGCAAGGAATGATTGTTCTTTCTTAGTTGGTTCATTAAATTTACTTTTGACAACTCTGGTAAAACTGGAAGAGGTATAGTTGTCAACTCAAGAACAAATACCGCAAATACAGCTGTTAATAGTATAATATTTAGCATTGCAGAATCTGGCGCAGGATATGCTCCGACAAGTGGTTCTTTAACAAGAACATATTTTGAAATACAAGCTACTATCAACCAAACAGGCGGTGCTAATGGCATCACTCGTGGTTTGTATGTCAACCCTACATTAACCGCTGCTGCGGATTGGCGTTCTATTGAGTGGAGTAATAATAGTGGATGGGGATTGTATGGGGCAGGGACTGCGAACAACTATATTGGTGGAGCGTTAGGTATTGCAACAACTGATTTAACTGGTTTTAGTGTTAGGATACAGAAAACAATTACTGGAGCAACAACAACTTTTGGTTTATGGTTAGGTGGTAATATAAGTTCAGATGTTACTGCTACTGCTTATATGTTTAGAAGTAGACCATCAATTACAGCTGGTACATTTACATTAAGCAGTTTGCAACATTATAATGCAAGTCAAGCCACAATAGCAGGAACTGTAACATTAACAAATCAATATGGGTTTGTTGCAGATACAGATTTAACTGGAGCAACAAATAACTATGGATTCTTTGGCAATATTCCTAACGGAACAAATCGTTGGAATCTCTACATGAACGGCACTGCCGCCAACTACATGAATGGAAACTTATTGTTGGGCAGCACGACTGATGGAGGGCAAAAGTTGCAGGTGACGGGGGATAGTATTATCAAGGGGAGTAGTAATGAT